CGATCAAGATCAGTGATGTGATTAACCATCAACTGCTGTTGTTCGTTCAAATCCTCAACAAAGTATTCTTGATCTTCAACTGTGATAGGGGTCTTTTCATTTTTTCCCATCGTCGTTTTCTCCTATTGTTTTGCTTTTCCTATATTGAGCGCCAAGACCTCAAGGAACTTGTACGCTTTCGAAATCCACACATCATCCTTGGGTGTGGGTGTGACAGCGGCAATCAGCGAACACACCGCTATGACTGATGTTGCGATGTTCGCAACGTCTATTAACAAGCCGATCATGGCGTATACGCTTTTGCGGCGGCAATGGCAGAGTCAACTGTTGAGAAGTCTTCACTCCCCCAGTCTGTCAACGCTTTGCCGTGCTCCAGATAGCCAGCACTACGCATAACGCGCTCTTTGACCTCTTCTGCCGTCATGTCAGAACAGAAGTCGTTGCTGGAATCTAAGGCGTTAGTGATGACACTCACACTACCCAGCATCGCTGAGTACATCTGCGCCTTCTCTTCGTCTGATCTTGTTACTTCTTCGCTCATGGTTTATCCCTCTAAGGTTGCGATTCGTGCGGTTAGTGATTCAATTAAGGCTTGTTGCTCTTGAATAGCTTTGACAAGCATTGGCACAAGTGCGGCAGGAGCCAATGTCTGTACAGTAGTTTCATCGGTCTGCCACAAGGATTGTCCTTCTTTTACTTCTGGGTGATTATCTAAAGCCGCTTTTACTTCTTGTGCAATAAAACCGTGAAGTTCTGTGCCATAAGTTTGTCCTAAACATGGCTCATTTGACCCTTCAACATATTGTGGTAAATCACTTGGAACGTCTTTTGCTTTTTTCCAGTTATAAGTCACAGGTCTAAGATCATTGATAAACGAAAGCCCTGCTGTACTTGAAACAATATTTTCTTTAAGTCGCTCGTCTGATGCGGCGGCCCAAGATGTATCAGAGCCGTCAAGCTCAAGGCTTGCAGTGTTACCGCCATAACCAACAGTGATTCTTTGGTCACTTGTTGTAACAACAGAAACACCAATAGCAATTCGCCCGTTAGCGCCAACTGCACTTACGCCAGTATTGTATCCAAGTAATGTGTTTTGAGTTCCAGTGGTAAAAGAATCGCCTGCTAAACCGCCGACGAGAGTGTTTTGAACTCCTGCAGTTATATCGTTACCTGCGTTATAGCCGATTGCGACATTGTAAGACTGTGTCGCAGATGTAAAATTTTGACTTCCTAAAGCAAAACTACCAATAGCGATTGACCTACTTCCAAGGGTATCGCTTGTCAAAGCGGCATAACCCAAAACCGCATTATGGTCCGCATCGGTCAAAGCATCACCTGCGAGACCTCCGATGATGGTGTTGTTGGTTCCGATAGTTATTGATTTACCGCCATCGTAACCAACTGCAACATTGTAATTATTAACGGCTGATGTAAAATTTTGAATCCCTAAAGCACTTTTCCCAACGGCAACTGACCGCTTCCCTTGAGTGTCTGCTGACAAAGAACCATAACCGATTGCTGTGTTTTCATTAGCAGTGGTAAGTGCATCACCTGCAAGTCCTCCGATCAGAGTATTCTGCTGTCCAGTAGATATTGAAATTCCTGCACCAGAACCCACTGCTGTGTTATACGTGCCTTCAGTGTTCGATCGGAGTGTGTCAAGGCCCACGGCTACGTTGTTGCCACCCGTAGTGGTTAGCCTCATTGCATCATGGCCTATCGCTGTGTTATTGGCGGCCGTTGTGCTTGTAAGCAATGCGTTCTGACCAAAGGCAGAGTTTGATGAGGCTGTAGTATTGTTTGCTAATGCGTTTTCACCAAAAGCGGAATTATTATTGCCAGTGCTGTTATCCTTTAAAGAATCTTTACCAGCGGCGGTATTTCCTGTGCCCTCAGTATTGCTGGTTAATGACGAGTCACCCACTGCAGTATTGTTGGATGCTGTTGTATTTGCATCTAACGCTTGTGAACCGATTGCGACATTAGATGCTCCTGTAGTGTTTGCCTTAAGCGCTCTGTAACCTAGCGCAACATTATTGTCTGCTTCAGTATTTGCGTTGAGAGCTTCACGTCCCACCGCAGTATTCTGTTCGCCCGACGTATTTGCATCCATTGTTTGAGCGCCCACTGCAACATTATTTGCCGCAGTATTGTTACGTAGCGCTTGATACCCGATTGCCACATTATTATTGGAGGTTTGGTTTGAGCTAAGAGCTTCATAGCCAAGAGCCGTATTGTAAAAGCCAGTCGTTATCGCATCACCAGCGTTTGCACCAAAGATTGAATTGAAACGGCCCGTAGTGACGTTGAAACCAGCGAAATAACCCACTGCGGTGTTATTGGAATCAGTAGCGGAAGTAAAGTTTTGGTTTGCTAAAGTTGATCTTCCTAAAGCAGTTGATTTACTTCCAAGTGTGTCATTAGTAAGAGCGCCCGCCCCAACTGCGACATTTTGATCTGCATCGGTAAGAGCATCTCCTGCAAGACCTCCGATTAAGGTGTTGTTGACTCCCGTAGAGACAGAAAGACCTGCGCTCGTTCCTACCGCAACATTGTATGTGTTTGTTGCAGATGTAAAATTTTGACTAGCTAGGGCATTCCGTCCTAATCCAACGCTGTTACTGCCAAGCGTGTCAGCAGATAAAGCAGATGTTCCTACCGCTACGTTGAAATCAGCGTCTGTGAGGGCATCTCCTGCAAGAGCGCCAATAAAGGTGTTTTGCACACCTGTAGTTAAATTAACACCTGTATCGACACCCACTCCAACATTGTAAGCATGAGTTCCTGCATTAAGGTTTTTTAAAGAACCACTTCCAATGGCTACGTTATTACCATGTTCATCTTCAGTTTTAAGAGCGTTGTAACCTACTGCAACATTGTCATCTCCAGTGGTCAATGCCGTACCTGCTTCATCGCCCAATAGAGTGTTGAAATTACCGCCAGAGGTGATGCTATTTCCTGCGTTTACGCCGAATTTAAGGTTTGAGGTTCCAAGGGTGGGGGTGGATATAGAACCGTCATCTCTTGTAACTTTAAGTGCTGTAAAAGCACTGTTATTGCCGATTTTTAACAGTAGCGCATTATCTCCACCATCATAAATAAACTCGGCACCTACGACTCCAGTACCAGCTTCTGTCAACAACAAACTAGCATCATTACCACTTGTAGCTTCAATAAGCACTGTAGAATTGGAATCACCTGTAAATGTAGCCGCACCGTCTGACGCTATGCGGAGGCGTTCATTAGCGGTAGCACCAGTACCTGTATAAAAACGTAAGCCAACAGCGGCATTAGCGTTTTCTCCAAAAGCACCAAACTTAGCAGGAACACCAGCACCAGCAGCATCATTTTGTTCAAACTCAATAACACCTACTGCTTGGTCAGCAACGAGTGTTGTGTCTGTTTGCTCAAGACGAACTGTTGCAGTTGCAGTAGAAGGTTCTGATATATGCAGTGATGTATCTGGAGAGCTACTGCCAATGCCGACGCGATCATTACCTGCGTCAACAAATAAAGCGTGAGTCTTGCCGTCAGACTCAACACGGAAATCTATATCACCAGTCTGCTCATTAAATACTGTTTCTGCTGATAGGATAGAGACACGTTGTTTATCAGCGCCGTTTTGCTTTGTAGTGATTCGGAAAGTGCCATCTTCACTTCCATCCGTAACATCCGCCGATAAAACACTGATACTGGCATAAGTGACGTTTTCACCCGCGTCATTCTCACCTCGAAAACGAATGCGACCCAACTGGTCGTCATCGGCTGGACTAGCTGAATTTCTACGCATATCCAAAGTAGGCGCATGACTTGCACCTGCATCAGTGTTTGTTAGAGTGAGTTGAACGTCTGAGGCTGAAGAACTCGAAATGCTTGCAGTGCCATCCACAGTCAAACCATCTGTGACCGCTGTGCCAGTTACGTTAATACCTGTAGAGGTTGTTTCTAATTTGGTTGAACCGCCGCTTTTTAAGAAAGCATTACCGTTAATGAGGTTTAACGCATCTTGACCAGAACTGTTCTGCAGATACAAATGCGTAGCTTTGATGAATAAACTGCCAGATGAGTTGGACTCCGAAATAAAACTATCTGTCCCGTCGTGGAAGATTTCTAGGTCAGAGCCAGCGCCAAAGATAGTTTTTCCGTTATCCCCTAATTTAATATCATGATTGAACGTAGCTGTTCCTGCGTCTGACATATCAAGAGTGAGGGCTGTAACCACAGATTCGCCATCTGAATCGCTTCCCCTAAATATAATATCTTTGTCAGCTACTAAAGCTTGCACAACAAAATCAGAGCTTGAGTTTTTTAAATGACCAATAGAAGTTCCACCATCTTTAAAAATAACTTCACCACCATCTGCATCGAGAACAATATCTCCAGCGACATCTAGCGTCAGATCGCCAGAACTCAAATCAATTTCAGTACCATCAATCGTGATGTTGTCCACGACTACGCCAGCGTTGGCCGTCAGAACGCCACCAATACCAGCCGTGCCTGACACATCGGCGTTGCCGTTAATATCAATAGTTGTCGCGGCAATCTGAACCTCAGTATCAGCGACAATATCAAGCTGTCCGTCTGCGCTTGAGTTCAAGAATATAGCGCTATCACGAAATTGAACTTTGTCAGTAGTTGTCAGTTCGACGTTGGTGCCACCCGTGGTGTTACCTGCGGTCAGCACCTCAGCCAGCGTGTCTGTCACGCCGGGGTCTACACCTGCCATCGCGTCAACAACTGCCGCGCCAGAGCCTGCTCCGTCGAGATAGACTACGGCTGTTTTACCAGTCGCTATGGTGACATTGGCACCAGAACCCTGTGAAATATTGATCGACTGTGAGCCCGTGGTGGCATTTTCAATAAACATCACACGCGAAACAGTGTTTGGTGCAATCGTCAAAGTACGAGTTGCAGTTAGTGTGGCCGATGAAGTGACCTTGAAATAAAACGCACGGGCTGGGTCAGTCGCGCCATCCGCGACAGTCGTGGTCGCGTCAGCGTCACTACTAAAACAATCTTGCGTGTTAAACCCGAGCGCTTCGCCGATGAGCTCAAGGGAGGTGTTTGTGGTGGTCCCCCACGTTCCCGAGCCTTCACCTGTTGCGAGCTCGGTCAGACGCAAGTTGTTGACATAAGTAGCCATAAGTCATTCCTCTAGGCGGCGTCCCGCCCTGCTTCTATTTCTGTAAATACCGGGTTCTGTGACGTGCTCACCTCACTATAACTCGGTGTTTGTGACGTTGATACTGCCACAAAACTGGGCGATTGACTGCTGTCAACCTCTGTAAAACTCGGTGTTTGTGAATCATCGATTTGATTGTAATTAGCGTTTTGAGTCGTGTCTATCTGTGAATAGACGAGTGGTGCGCCGACTGCAAAGGTCGCTTCTACCCCCGTCAGTTGCACTATCGATCCTGCGTCTGTCTCTACAGAGCCAAGACCAGTAGTAATTTGTTGGCCTGTGAGAGCCACGTCTTGATCGATCGTGACGGATGGGCTGCCAAGGCTAGAGGTGATGCCTTGGCCCGTGAGGCTTACGTTAGCCAGAGCCACCACACTGGTCGCGCCCAAGCCCGACGTGCTTGCAAGGCCTGTAATCTCAACGAGCGCTACGCCTATCGTTTCAATGCTGCCGACCGCAGTTGTGGATTGGACGCCCGTCAGTGTGACATTGGCAACCCCCGAAACCGTCAATGATCCAACGGATGCCGTGGCGCTGATACCTGCAGGAGACACATCTGCGTTCGCTTGTACTGTTACTGCGCCAAGCGACGACGTCATAGCCAAGCCAGTAGGCGCTACGTTGGCGACTCCGCTGACGGTCGGTGTGCCAACAGCCCCTGTGCTTGATTGGCCAGCTGGAGTGACATTAGCCACTCCAGACACACTGACTGTAGCGCTCAGGGATGAGGTGATTGCTAAGCCTGTGACGGAAACATTAGCAGCTGCACTGATTGTGGGTGCACCTACTTGCGTAGCAGACTGAACCCCTGTGACGGAGACGTTGGCAACTCCTTCGACTGAAAGGCTGCCAATCCCACTGGTAATTTGCTGACCCGTGACGTCAACCGGAAGCGCCGTGCCCCAAGCACCTTCGCCCCAGCCGCCACGGCCCCAGCCGTTGATGTTAGCCATCGTTTAAAGCTTCGAGCGCATCGTCGAGGTCGGCTACCGATGAGTTCATGATGTCTCGTATTGAGCCACTCATAAAATCGGTCTGCAAGGACGCAGTCAGGCGGTTGATTACTTCTTGGATAAGTTCTTCAGCAGTCATAATGGCCTCCTTTAAGGAGACCATCATACCTTTAATGTTGAGTAGAGACAGCTTGATATTTACGAGGCTTGAGCACCTTTTCCACCTGACGGTAGTGCCACTCCTTATCGTTCTGTAGCGAGTTGAGTTCTTTGGCGATGTATTTCAAACCACGGCCACGCTTGCGTAATTTGTGGATAACTTTGATCCACTCCTGTTCTTCCGGCACCTCTTCAAGTCGCACACGCCTTTTATTGCCGTGCTTTTCCTCGACTGGACGCCAACCATAAGGGACGCCACCGCCAATGTAATAGCCACGTGACGCCCAGTCCAGTTTGCCATCACCGAAACGATCTCGGATGTTGGCGTGTTCAATCTCGGCGACGGCAGACAACACCATCAGCATGATCTTGTTGACCATGTCGTTCATGTCAAAACGCTGATCAAGACCATGCACTTTAGGTCGCTTCTTGTGCACAACAGGCATATCACCAAATTGCTCACAGAAAAATAGCTGAATACCGACCTCTTCCAAGATCGGAATCGTCGATAACAAGTCCTGAGCCGATCGAGAAAAGCGATCGAGGCGAGTCGCTATGACGACGTCGTGCTCATCGATCACATCCGTCAATGCCTTGGATGCTGGCCGCTCCAGAATATCAATCGTGCCTGACACGCCATCATCGATAAACCATTCATCGATCTCGCGGTTGTACTTATTGACTGAGAACGTCGTGATCAACTTTTTTTGCTGATCGATGGATACGCCAGAGCGACACTGCTCCTGCGTCGATACGCGCACGTAGCCATAGATTCGATGCTTGTACGCAACAGGTTGCACGATCATTTGATACCTCCTTTGTAGCCGTAGTCTTTCATTTCTTCATGCAGGCGCTTCCAGTTGATGTCGAGCGGAAGGTGATCCTCCGCTCGGTCAGCAAACATAGTGTGCCCGTCTTTGACGAGCTCCACCGAGCGGTAGTACTTCGGAACGCCGTCATAGACAATGTCCAATCCGTGCAACTTGCAGGTTCTACGCACTCGATTGTAATAACGCTTTTTTTCTTGCGGATTATCCATAGTTGACTCCACCCTCCTCTTCCACAATGGCTTTTGCTATCTGCGTTCGAATGTCGAGGATTTGCTGAAGCTTTTCATCGCCAATATCAAATTCCTGTATCAGAGCGCTCAGTTCAAGAAGCAGCAGGTCAGCCTGCTCTGTGGTTAGTTCGACTTTCATTCTGCCTCCTTCTTGCCAGCCAACCACGCGGTCTGTGGGAAGCTTTCAATAAGATGCTCAGTAAGGGCTGGCTCAAACCGCTCTGCCTGCCTAAATAGCTTTTCAGCAGCACTTTTTGCGTGTTTGATGTCCCCACCCCAAAGGATGCCATCAAGACCGTCAGCGAGAACTTGAATCTCTTGCGATGTGAGTTGAATGCGTTCTGTTAAAAGTGTCATAACTTCTCCTTCCTAAATTGCGACCAACGGGTCTAATGGCTCAACGAGCCGATAAATGTTGCCTTCATACGTGGCTTGGCGAGGCCCTACAAAGCTGGGCTTCACGTAAATCTTCTTGCCGTACTGCGGGTGATGCCGAAACCGTGGGTGACTCAGGGTCTTCCAGTGGCCTCGACGACGGTGTGGCTTGGGTGATGCATGAGTACCAGTGCTTTCGCTTTGGGTCGTGGGCATACGGTCCAGCAGCAAAATTCTTGGGCCAGTAGCGCCAAGCCATGGCCTGTTCTTTTGAAGCGAAGGGTACGTCTTGACTTTCTTTGTAGGCGTCACCTCAACGAGGTGTTTAGGCCCGTGTTTTAAGTAAACCATCAAAAAATGAGCGCCGAAGAAAAACGACTGTGTCAGCGTCAAGCCCTCATCCATCAGATAGGGTCCCAAGCCTTTGTAGCTCGCAACCTCCTTATATAAAGGCGTGGGTTTGGTACTTATGTCTAAATTGACCGCTCCATCCTTAGTACGGACAAAGCACTCAGAAAAAAACTCATAAGAACCATCGCCTCCAACCATTTCAGACAGCTCTTTTCGGAAAGACTCAGGGGCGTGTCGTCTTGTCCAAACATGGCACAAAAATAAATCTTCGTCTTTGGTTTTTGGCACTTTTCTGATGATGCCCCACTGCTCAGTTTTTGCAGGATAAGCCTTGTCAACACCTTCGACGAATTCGCTGTTTTCATAAAAATCAGAGTCGTATGTGTGGGCCATGACGTAATCATCGTAAACGTGCTCAGTCCTATGTTGATCCTGATCAGAAAAACTAGATTTAGCATAAGGTTGATCTGCGAGCTTTTTGTCCGCCATGTAAAAGAACGGCAAGGTCATTGCCCATTTGACGTATTCTTCGTCCGCGAAGCCCCAACTCTTTGACAGCTTGACGTAGCGTCGGATCATCTCAAGATCGGGTCGTTGTGCCATGTCACCTCCTAATGAAAGCCAGCGATGGCAGCAATGATTTCTTGCTCTCGTCGCTTGTAGTTGTTGATTCGAATGACGTCTCTCTCAGTTATCTCTGAAAGTCGACTGACATCCATGTTGTCTCGCAAGTCTGCGAGCTTGATGTAGCAGGCGTATCGGTTGCGCTTGATCAGTTCATAATACAGATCGTCTGGAATCTCTTTGGTGAGCAAGTTGACGTACTGCACCACCTTGTCGCCAAACATTTGCTGGATGTCGAGATGACTGAAGTGTGAGTCCTCAATAACATCGTGCAGAACCGCTGCAACCAAAACTTCTTCAGGACAGTCAGGGCACATCTGCTCAACGGCGGCCATGACTCGGAGAGGGTGCAAAATGTACGGCGCACCTCCCTTGTCAACTTGGCCCTCGTGAGCGTCAAGAGCCGTCGCGATTGCCCTCTCTATTGCACTCATTTGTTCCTCCATAACAGTGTTCCACATGGAACATTGATGATTATAGGTGATACCGTGTCGATGTGCAAGTATTTGTAGTATGTTGTTTTTTGTGACATATTACCGAAATGATTACCGTGTCGATGTATACATAAGTGTAAAAACCTGTATACTGGGATTGTGGTTGGGATGGTCCTGATTACGAAAGAGGAGAGAAAGATGAAAGTTCAATTGACCCGAGAGTTCTACGCCCCCAAGGGAGTGGCTCCAATTACCCGTGAGGGTATCGATGCGGTTGCCTATGCTTATGACAAAGGCACCGGACCCATCGCTACGATGTTCGTGGGCAAGCAAGCCAAGCCTGCGGAGCACGTTTTGTATCGCACTGCGGAGCGACGTGACGAAGCCATCGAGCGATTCTTTGAGGCGCGAGCCAAGGCTCAGGCTTTCAAAGAACAACGCAAGGCTGAGGCTAAGGCTCGACGCGATGCCGCTAAGGAGAGCGTCAAGGTCGGCGATATCTTCTACGCAAGCTGGGGTTATGACCAGACCAATGTTCAGTTCTTTCAGGTTGTCGAGAAGAAGGGTTTGACCTGCAAGCTTCAGGAGATTGGTGCCACAGTCGTTCGCACAGAGCAGACTTGTGAGTATGTTGAGCCCTGCGCTGAGGTCAAGATTGGTGAGCCAATGACCAAGCGAATCAACAACTACGGTCATTTCACTTTTGATGTTTTCAATGCTTACCCTTACGAAGGTAAGCCCCGATATCAAACTGCATGGGGGTACGGACACTAATGGCTTTTAACACTGCTTACCTTCATCTTGGCAAGTTCGGTAACCGAGGGATGGCGTTTGGGTATAACGAGATCACACTCGACGTGGAGATACCCAAAGGCTACTGGGTAACTGAGCCCTCAGAAAAAGCGCCGATGCATCGCTTTGTTTGGAGAGATCGGTTTGGCTACCACCTTGAGCCAGTCGACCAGCCGGAGGGTATGGTTGGTCCGATGCATGACGGTATGTTTGCTCAGATTGACTTTAAGGTTCGAGAGATTCTCTCAAAGTCTAAAGGTGTTCCGCTCTACGCTGTTCCAGAGATGATGCCTGTTCACAACCGCTTCGAGACACAAGAAGTTTACGACGCATTGAGCCGATAGGAGGCGCTATGAAAACTGTACCATGCTTTTACACTGGTTGCCCTGAGACTGTGCTGGCCTACCAGCCAGTCGATCTGGAAAAGCTAAGCGCTGAGCTGCGCACCGCAGAACAGCTTTGGAATGAGGAGTGGCTCGCTCAAGGAGCCAAGGACGAGGGCAGCTGTTGCGGTGGCAAGGGCATCCAAGTTTGGTTCTGCGGACCTCGCAAGCGAACCGCTGAGCCTAAGACCGTCATTCCCGCGCCGCCTGTACAGGGAAACCTGTCTGCGCAACGCAGTGTTGGCCCCGCCCTTGAGTATCTCAAAGAGCAGGGCATCGAGGCTGAGTACTATGACGGGTGGATGAACTGATGGATAACCGCTGGTACTTTGCTCGTAAAGCTAAGAAAGCTCAGGATTGGGCTGATCAAGCCAGCGATAAGCAGATTCGAGAGATGTGGGCCAATGCGGCCGAGCAAGATCTCTCAATCTGCTACTACTGGTGGAAGAACGGCGAGGATGCGCGAGCGCCAAGCTGGTATCGCCCACCCTTCTCTTACAGCGAGTTGCGCCAGCGCGCTGAACTTTTGTTAATGGCAGGCTATCGAGAGGACGAGGTAGCCACCAATCTTCTAGTCGAGTACCCATCACTCGACGAATTCCAAAGGGAGGACATTCCACGTATCGTCCAACAGGTGCAACGTGCTAGACTTGCACCGGAGGTAACAAAATGCGAATCGACAGTTACTGGTCATGGGAAGAGCAGCCCGCCGTCCTCGTGAACTACGAGAACGATAGCTTCGGCGGTCTCTTACTCGAAGACGGATCACCCAATTGGTCAGAAGTGACCGAGTACGACGTGGTCCAGTGGTTCAAGGAAGGCGGGGATATCCCTAAGCCAGAGTTTGAATCCCGCTTCGGTGTGATCGGTGAGGACTTACCACCGCTCCCCCAGCCTTAAACTTCTCAACCAGTTGGCGCAGGATCTCAGGATCTGCAACTGACTCGGCTTCACCATACAGACGGCGCTGTTCTTCAAGCGCCCTCTTGTACAACTGTATCTTCGTTGTTGGAATTTTATGGTTGTAGCGGCCTTCTAGCTTGCGCGAATACTCATACCATCGGTGCCCCGGTATCGCGGCTTCAGCCATCTCTGGGGTCTTGATCTGAATCTCTCCGACGATGTAACCCCCAGTCTTGGGATCTTCGATCGCCAAGTTCATCTTCCGATCGAAATAACCCGTGTCAGGTAGGCGTTGCCATCCTCGGTCGATCGATGGGTACAGAGCTCCAAGGCGCTGAACGGCCTCTTCTGCCTGATCTGCTGTATCCACGTAAATGGTTGTACGCACACCGTCCGTAAATTCTGGGGGCGTGAGGCCCTTTCTCTCAATCTTCTCACCAATACTTTTACGAGACTTGACCTCAACGTCGAACTGGGAGCCATCCTTCAAAGTAATAAACTTGCCAGCCTTCTTTCCGCCAACAGCCTCGGCAACCTCCGCCACGTTGGACTGAAAGCCATCATTCACGTTTTGAGCGCGCTCGACCATGTCGTCGATCGATGACAAGTCGCCCTGATTGCTTTTCAAGGCGGCCTCCATACGGCGCACCTCGGGCTTGCCACCCTCCTCAAAGATCTTGGGCGCAAAGACTGGCGCATCCAGCTTGGTGCCTTCCTGAACAGTCTCCATGACCTCAATCTGCTTGTTGATCGGGAGAGATGTTATACCATCCGCTGATCGCAAGGCTTTAGCGGCTGCTCGAGCACCGATTCCCACTAAAGGAATCACCCCGAGCCCCTGCAATCCAGCACTCAGATAGTCGCCCTTTTTGATATTTTCCGCTAAAGACGGCCCCCGCTGTCCCTCAAGCACCATTTCGCCTACAGATACGTCGCCCTCTGGAAACTCGGGGTACTCGCCAAAGATATCGGCTACACCCGCTACGCCTGTCAAACCAGCAAGTAAGTTTGCGGTCTGAGCACCGCTCAAAAGAGGGTCCCTTGCGCCTAAAACCCTTTCTCGTTGGGCCTGAGCTCGTTGGCGGCGATTCATGGGCATCTCTTCCTCAAAGATATTCACATCTTCGATGGCCGCGCTCGCATCTTCAGGTGCCATGAGTGCTCCCGCACCCACAACCGTTGCCGCTGTCCCCCCGAGGATATTCGCGCCCTTATATTCGGGGTCGAATGCGGCATTGATTGAGCGGATATCTCTAGAATCGAACGTGCTAACCACATCTCCGGGCTTCTCATAAAGGCGTTTGGCCTCTCTTATGCCCGTAATACCTTGATCCTCTCTCGCAAGGTATTGGGCTGCATCGAGATCTTCAATCCGATAGTCAGGAAATTTTTTTGCAAAGTCATCTAAAGAAAGTTGATCGCCTCTAAGCAACAAAGGTAAAACATTTGCACCGCTTGGGAGATCTTCTACTAAAGATGTGAAGTCTTGTGCATACAAAGACGCAAGATCAGGGTTGTCCGTCGTATAAACTCCAGAGCCTAAAGCCCCGTCGGCGCTTTCTTGAAAAGTAGAAATATCAGCAGCCGTCCCGTGATACTGAACATCGTCTGGATCAAAGCCCTGTTCACGAGCTCTTTCCATTCGAGACGCTTGATCCATGGGTAAATCACCGCTCGCGATGCGGTAAGCGGTGTCTTTTGGGTAGCCCCGACTTACCAACTCGGTCATCGCTTCGAGTACAGACTTCATTAAGCGGCCTTTTGCTCAGGAATCCAGTCTTTTGCAAGTATATCAAGCCAGTCGTCGAAAGGAATGACGGCGCAGCCCTCTAAATCGGCGTAATTAGGGTTGAATGCACCCATGGGGAGGGTCACGCGGATGGGTTTGTTATTGAACTTCCAAACCAAGGCGGGAATATCGTCTCCCGCTGCGCTACAGACCTGCTCCCACCACGCTTTTTGGAACCACCAGCCGTCTTTGTAGGCCTTACACTCAATGGCATAGCCGGGAATGGTGATGTCACACAGGTTTTTTGCCTGATATTGGTCAAGATTTCGCTTACAGCGGATGTCCACGCCCTGCTCCTCAAAGAAGCCATTGAGGCGCTTGATGATATCCCGCTCGAAAGCGGCACCCTTGTTACGTGAATCTGCCATTTCGCGATAGTATCGCAACTGAAAAAAAATTCTAGGCCATAGGGGTCCCATGGCCTTTGCGAAATAGACCCCGTGCCCCTCTTCCAGAGGCGCTACCCCTCCTTCCACTGAGCGCTTGGGGCGCGGGGTCCCTAATCCGATGAAATAAAATTGAGTTTTGAATGTGGTGAACTCAGCTATAGCTATACGCCTACGGCGCGCGCGCTCAAGGGGGGGTGCCCCTGTCCCCTCTAATGCGATTTCAGCGACGTTTTCTGACCCCATAGAGACCCAAAGGGTATGACTTCATCGTCGCGCAGAGGCCAATACAGGCGCTCACAGACGCAAAGTGACCCCCGTGAACACACGAATGAGCAACAGGGGTCACTAAATCGGCTGTTTGATCGGTAAAATCGATGATTAGGCGGGATTTTTGAGTTTTTTTCGTGATTTTTTGCGGGGGAAAAAAAGAGAGCCTCTCTACGCTATTTTTGCGAGCCTTACGTCAATTGTCACTGTCAGTGATCTTTGTCCGTAATCGTGCCGTCCGTGCCTAGCAGTTGCTCAAGCCGTGACTTGATATCTTCCTTGCTCATCTTGTCGATATTGGCGTTGATGTTCAGGTTTTGCGTCCGTTGAACCGTCAGCCCGCCCAGCTGATTTAACTCTTTCACCGCACTGACTGCGGCATTGTAATGACCGCTTCCAAAAGCCGTCTCAGCAATGTTCCATAACATCGATCCAGTCTTCTCTGGCGTGATTGCAAACTTCTGCCGAAGCTCTTCCTGCTTCAGTCGGATCGCCTTTGTCACGTGCGGGTGCGTCTTGCCATCGAGCATTTTAGTGGCGCTCGCGGCTGGGAATGAGAACCCCGCTCTTCGAGCAGCCTCGGTTTGTCCACACGAGCCCTCCGTGTAGAACCAGACGAAGGCCGCCTGCATTTCCGTAAGTCCTAGCTCAAGGTCAGCCTCGAACTGCGCTGGCGTTTCCACCAGTGGCTTCAGCTTCTTCCGTGGCCTACCCGGCCCTCTCTTCCCTTCACTCACGCTTTATCTCCTCAGGGTATTTGGTAAACAACGAATCACCATAACGCTCGTAGTTCCGAATCCACTTCCTCAGTGTACCAACATGGACGTGACAGTGGTCTGCTACCTGCGTCCACGACTTCCCCTTGTCTAGTAGTTTGATCGCCTTTTCCACTCGCCGCTTGTCCATCATACCAATCCATCAACAGGGTACAGGGGAGGGTAGGGTGGCGTTTTCCTATATACCCCTAAATACACTTTATAAATCCATACTTTATAAATAAAAAAAAGCCTATAATAGTATTCATATACCCTACCCTGCCCTGTGCCAAAACAAAGTGTTTATGCGGCTTTCAGCTGAGCCACAACAGGGTACAGGGTACAACCTTTTCCAAAAATGCCCGTTTTTATGCGGTCAGCAAATTTATAGTTATAAATTAGAAAAAATTTATAAATCGACCTTTTTTGCCAAAACAGGGTAGATGTACCCTGATTTAATCCCTCACACATCCCACTTAGGAGGGGGCACAACACCCCCATCTTCGATGACTGGCTCATAGTCAATGTCGTATATTTTCCGCCCATTGCTTTTGCGCGGGACGCATCCATTGGCAGTCAGTACACGGGCCGCTTCTTTGAAATCCGCCACTCTTGGCGACCGTATGCCAAGGTCACGCAGAAGCTCCGTCAGCTGCACAGGTCTCACCATCTGCGATGTGAATTTGACCCGCTGCAAGATAAGGTCTTCGACCACGGATTGTGTACGTGACATCTCATTCGAGTCATGTAACAGCGATCGCTCCTCGGAGGTCAGGAACCAGCCCTCGCCCGTGTCAAAGAAGCGCGCCTTCACCTCCGCCCAAACCTGTTGCATATCGATCTTGTGTCGCCAATCGATGGCATTGACGCGCACAACCCAAAACCTTCGGTTGCCTGTGGGGTCTGTTAGAAACTCATTCTCGTTGACCGACCCATAAAAAATAGTACGACGTCGATACCGTGAGAAGCCGCGATCATACGGCAGGCGTAACTCGTCATGGCTTCGCGTAATAAAGGCCTTCAATTGATCGAGGTCGGCTTTTTTGAAAGTGCTGCCTAGTTCCCCTAGCTCACAAATCCAGTGGCTCACACAGTGCTTTACAGAGTCCTTGTCGCTTGGGTTGAGAGTCGCTCCCTCCAAAAGCCACTCTTTTCGCGGTGCTAAGGTCTTCATCCACTGGGTCTTACCTAAAGCTTGCTTACCCACGAAGACGAGAATGCCCTCGCTACTGACGCCCTCATTCCCACACGCCGCCGCGACACAAGAGGTGAGCCACTTGGTCATAAGGATCTCTTTCAGCGGATCGTCCTCGGACTGCACAGTGTCAAGGAGCGCCTTCAACCTCGATGTCCCATCCCAAGGCTTCGACGTGATCCACTCGGCGACGGGGTTGCTCTCTCTCGCCAGCAGCTTGAGATTGAACTTCACTCGATCGTGCGGCACACCCAGCTGTATGCACCGATCTTCGATCTCAGTAATAGCGGCGTCCTCTTCGAGGTCCGCAATCAATTCGATATCTGGGATGACGATATTCATCCGCTTTTTAATCACGTCGTAGGACACGTCTATGTGATTGACGAGCATCACACCCCTATGATTACTCTTCGTGTGCATCATCCTACCGCGCTCTGTCTTTGCGAAATCGTAAGACTCGGGGACCGTCAGTTCTTTCATCTTGGGCAGAAACTCGCCTTCGATAGCCTGCGCGTGATCGTTGTAATCGCCAAGCTCCTCAGGCATGAGCACCTCGGCGCGTCCGCCTGCTTTCTTAATGACCTGCGCGGCGGCGATCGCTTTTTGCTCGCCCGTGCGACTCTCGTCGAAATCCGCGATGAAGACGTGCTTTGCCTTTGGGTAAAGCGCGAAGATAGCTTCCGCCACTGGCGCTAGATTGATAGCAGTGAATGCTACAATGACGGGTTGTTGATGATCAGCGAAGTAGCTGGCACCCGTAGCGTAGCCTTCAGCGTAATTAATCACCGTGGCTTCGGCCAAAAGATCGATACCAATAGGGAAGTAGCCGCCCTTTACTTTGCCCCCCGGCATAAATTTCTTCTTGTTTTCTGCGTCGATTAATTGAAGGGTCTGCACGACGCCGTTGATGTTGTAAAGTGGGATGACTAGCGTATTGTCTTGTTGCTTGAGTCCGTGAGACGAAACACCCTTGGCCTCGAGATAGGGATGAATGTCGCATTTGACAGACCGCTCCCACATGGTTTGTGCACGTTTAGCAGCTTTGTTTTGCTCGATCTGTTGCGCTAACCGCGCTTGCTCTTTAATTCGCTCGATCTCCGCCCGTTGCTTTTTTGTCAGCTTGGGAATGTCGCCGCCATCGGCTTTCCATTTGCCGAGCGAGCCTGTGTCATACCGCTCTGCGTGACCGTAAGGGCGATCCTGATCGAACCAGACTTGATACCATGCGTTTTGCTTTCTCCGCCCGTCGACGGTTGTGTAGGCGCGTCCTATGTCGCCCCCGACTATTAATCCTTTTTTTGGGTCTATTTCTACGCCGATGCTGCCGAGCCAATCAATGAACTCGCGATGCAGGTCATTTGAAAGAGGTCTGCTCCAGTTTTTTTGATTGCCTTTTACTTTCATTCCCATCTTGAGCCCCTCCCAGAGATGTGTATACTAGTGCAAACTTGTATAAACCATCAAGGAGAATTGACATGGGAATGAAACTTGCTGTTGGAGGGGGTGGTGATGACGGATATGAACAGCCGCCAGTAGGAGAGCACAAAGCGATTTGCTATCGAGTCATCGACGGTGGTAAAGCCGAAGAGGACTACCTCGGCGAGGTAAACGTCAGACATAAAATCTTCCTTTTTTGGGAATTGCCAGATTGCGTGATGTCCGATGGTCGACGGATGTCGATCATGAACAGTTACACGGCGTCACTTAATGAGAAGGCAAAACTGTACCAACACGTTACGTCGTGGATCAATCGTTCGTTCACAGAAGCCGAGAAAGAGGGCTTTGACCCGACGTGTTTAGTCGGAAAGGGGTGCAAGCTTTCGATTGATCTCAATAAGAATGGCCGCGCCAAGGTTACGAACGTCCATGCCTTCGTAAATGCCTTTGACGAAGACGAGAATTTGCGACAGCTGCCCACAGAGAATGAGCAAGTGATCTTCGATCTGGAGGACTATTGCAAAGAGTTTTCAGGGGAAAGTTGTGAGGCGAGCAAACGTGCCTGCGACATCTTCGAAGATTTGCCTGCGTTTATCCGTTATCGGATTGCGGGTTGTGACGAGATCGGTAAGGAGCCCCAGCCTCCCTGCTTTGAAATGCAAGCGGCTTTGAAGAAGGGCGGTGATAGCCCAGTAATAAAATCAGCGGAGTCAAAAAAAGGGGAGCTCGTCGAAGAAAAAGATAACGACGATGACTTCGATCCTTTCGCTGAAGAAAACAACGACGTGCCATTCTGATGAAAAAATTTAAGGTCGGTATCTACGAAGGGTTATCTTACGAGGAGTACGCTGAGATCCCGGCATGGCGATCTCACGATCTTACTACTCTAATCAAATGCCCATACACATGGCGGCATAAGGGAGACATCTCGGAGTCGCCTGCGCTTTTGGAGGGGCGCGTACAGCACACCGTCTTCGGCGAGTTGCATAAATTTGACGATGAGTTTGCTATCGAACCGATCGTTGATCGACGCACAAAGGCTGGTAAGGCTGAATACGCTGAGTGGCTGGAGGGTGTGGGCGACCGCACCCCCATCAAGAAGGACCTCTACGACGTCTGTTTAGAGCGCCGTGAGGTGTTAAAAGAGTTCATACCAAAACCAATGGACAAGGTAGAGCTCACTGTGTGTTTTGAATGGCATGGCGAGCCGTGCAAAGGCCGTATGGACTGGTACGATGGCAAAGACATTTGGGACTTAAAAACCTGTAGGGACGCTTCTCCGCGCGGTTTTAGATCTGCGATTAATAACTTCCGTTATTATCAGCAGGCAGCTTATTACCTCGCTGGGGCGCGCCTCAGCGGTCTACCAGCAGAAAAGTTCTATTTTCTGGCTGTCGAAAAGCAATCGCCGTATCCCTACGGCGTCTACACTTTAAGTGATGAGGCCATTGCGTTTGGTGATGCACGGAACGAGCAAGCGATCGCTATCGCTCAGCAGTGTTTCGACTCGGGAGAGTGGATGCCTTTCAATAATGCCGGGGTGACTGAGTTTAGCGTGGATGAGTTGTGGTGAGTAAGCTCCGGGCTTTGATGACAGACGAGCAACGTGCTCAGGAAGACGAGTGGGCCGCGCAGATCAAACTGTGTGCCGCTCGTCATGCATGGCGTCAGCAAAAGCGATTCGTGCCTAGTCGAAGAATGACTTGGGCACGATGGTGGGAGAAGAAGTT